ATTTTTATCTATCATTGTTTCCTTTAGTATGTTGTTTATTATTCTCTTTTCAAATTTATCGTCTTCTTCTTTACCATACCCACCTAATGAAGCTTTTGAATACTCAAAAAATTTATCACATTCGGGAGTATCTAATACATCATATTTAGGATTTTCAGCTATCCACGGGTGGACTTGAGCTTTGTTCTTATCTGCTACTATGCGGACTGCCTTCCGTATATGAGTTTTTGTTTCATCTTCCTTCGCCCATACATCAGAGTCTTTTACATAGACTGTCTCACGTTTCAAATCAGTGCAGTGAATTGGTCTTACGTGTGGATGCATATCACGAATACGCTCCAACATGATGTCTGATATACCCCTCACATAACCAACTTCTCCAGTATTGATAAAGTCGTTTACGGTCAGTTCTATCGACTAGATAAAATCATTTAGGTTTATAGCATCTTTGCAAGTCTCGTTCAAAAATACATTCAGATTAAACTTGTTGTTTGTTGTATTGTTAATGGTATTATTGTTTGTTGTGTTTCCAGCGTTCTTAGATAACTCTATTATAGTATCCTGTTGTTCTGTCATCCGTTTATGCTGTTCTATCATCATCTCCTTGAATTCTTGATTCTGTTTCAGTAGCTCTATTACCAAGGAGGAATCTACTGTATTTGATACAGGAACTGCTTGATTTTGGTCGTGTTCTACACCCTTACACATCTGTTTGTGACGATACAAATTCTGCCTACAACTATATATTTTACCACATTCACATTCAAACTTATTGTTATGAACTAAATCTGTTCCATTTGTTCTAAGTGTATGTTTAGTGGTAGATAAATGACGTTTATATTGACTTTCACGTGACGTATAATAGTCACAATCTTTACATATAAATTTACCAGAACATATAGTCTCTTTATTCATAGATTCACACCTAGTAACATTTTTACGATGTTTGTTAGTTGTGTAATGTATATCCAGTAGATTATTAGAACCAAAATAAACATCACATACCTCACAATGAGGGCGTTCATTCGGATGTGTATATTTCATTAATATTGGTTTAGGTTTTGGTTTCGGTAATGGTTCTATACTATTCAAGGTAGCTTTATAATCTTCAAAATAGGATTGTTCTAGTTTTTTAGCTGCGTATAAATTGTCACAATTATGAAATGCAATAATCTCCATAGTCCAATTGTCCCATCCCATATTATCTCGCATAGTCTGGTATAATTTGCAATTGTAATTGGACGATTTATTATTTGTGCAACCTTGTTTATGTGCGTGTTTTCTCTGAACGAAATTGGTAGTATGTCCTATATATAGGTCATCTATAGCTGAATCTTTACAATAAATCTTGTAAAATATAGTATTAGAATAATCAATGTCAACTTTCGGCATTTTATATGTAGTTATATGCGACAGTGCTTATATTATTTAGCGTAAAATTATTTAAACTTAAGAATGAGTAGGTATGTAAACAATACAAGATAAAATTGAAAACTTTTCATATGTAAAGTAATACAACAATAATGCCAGGTCAATATGAGCCTTAAATTTAATTTAATAAACCAACGGAGTGTTTCAGTAGACAGCATCGCCGATAAAGAATATTGTAACGAATGCTATTGTAACAATATCACTCAAGAATGTAACAAATGTGGAAATGGAGTATGCGGTCAATCAGCATGTCAATTATCCTTTCCTCATAAGTTCAATACAACAATGATTATATGTAAAGGGTGTTCGAATGAGATAGAAAATAAACTTATAAACTACGATCATTTAATAGTTTATAAGTTCCTGAAAAAGAATGTTCGTAAAAGACGAATTAGCTGCTAGTCAAACAAGACATAAAAAAAATACATTTGTATATAGTGTATTTTTTTTGAGTAAAATTGAATGACTTAATAGTATAGAAACAATCGTAAAACAAGAAAACAATGAAGGTAACACAATCATTCCATGGCCCAACGTACACGTTTTTATATTTTGTTCCGAATGGCATAAAACAAAAACAAAGAACATTACAAGACAAGATAAATGAAAGACAATTCATCAATAAACTAAATCGTAATTTACACAATAAACCCAAACATATTTGCAGAACACCTCCTATAAAAATTCCACGAGTAAAATCTATGAATTTCAGTGAAATCACTCTATAATTGTAATATTTATGCGTTATCATAATCGGTTTGTGCTGTGTTTTTTGCTGTTTGCGCTTGAGATAAATCTTGATTTGCTTGGGTTAATGCGAGAATAGCATTATTTTTAGAAGTTCTTGCTTGGATTATTTCATTAAGTGCTGTAATTTTAGCATCATCGTCAGGACTGGTTAAACCACCTAATGCTGCGTTGATATCCGTATTATCATCAAATTGTGTCCCATCACCATATAAAGCAAACGCACTATTATATTTATCAGATAAGGCGGTGTCTGCGTTCATTAACGTATCATTAGCAGAATCCGCAACAAGTTGTTTAGCAGCGAGAGTTTTAATTGCTAACTGTAAAATCTTATTCAGTCTGTATTTATGTCCTCTCAATAAAGTAAGATTCTGCGAAGTTTGTCTAAACGCAAAACTAACTGCCGAACTTCTCCCCACTTGATAAGGTAATCCCGCCTTAGATGGACCCCCTCCAAAATCTCCATTCATATAACTAGCCATTTGACTACTACGTTTAGCACCGCTGTGTCCCATTCTATACATTTATTATGAGATAATATTGGCAACCTGTATGTAAAAATTGAAAACTTTTTATTATCATACTAATGCTTACTAATAGCACACCCAAAAATGTCTGACGAGGAACTAGACCAATTCTTTAAAGAGTTACAGATGAAGAATGATTTGGATGATTTTATTCAACATAATCAATATCCGAGTTATTTCAGAAAAACATCTCATCGCGAAATCTTATTATTAAACCAACAATATCCAGCCATTGATGAAAATATAGAAAATCGTGTTCCGTACAATGGTAGTTGTTATAACGAAACCGCAAATGCCATAAATAAGAGTATATTAAAGTGCAACGAAACAATAAAGACAATGACCGAAAAAGAGCACGAGTCTGAAACGTGTCCGGTATGTATGTGTGTATTTGAAGAATCTAATTATGTGATTCCACGATGCAGACATAAAGTATGCGCGGTCTGTTTTACAAACAATATTAAACATAACAAACATACTGGAGATTGTTGTGTTTTATGCCGAGAACGAGTTTGTTAAAATTCCAAGTTAAAAATAAAAATTACGATAAATACCTAATTGCAAAAAATACAAGCCCCAAGACAACATCAATTGTTAAGGGAACCCACGCGAGTATTTTTTCTTGAAGAGCATATATAGACGCACATAAGTATAGAAGACCGTGTATCAAACGATAATCCGCCCACCAAGTATGTCCTCCCGCTTCAACCGCATTTAATCGTAAATTATTGAAATATAGGTAGAGAAATCCTAAAGTAGGTAATAATAATAACAACCCATAATATGGTAGATATGATGACTCTATATATAAAGGTAATGCTGCCAATATCATTCTAGCTGGTATACACGCGAGTAAAAAAAGAAGTGTTCTTTTTTGTACGGAAAACATAATGTTATATTATACTTATATTTTTTGTTAGTCTATGAAATTGTTTACCATCTTAGGTGGTTTTGATTTTTTACGTCCATTTTTATTGTCAATTGTATCTAATAATATAGTTTCAATTTCATTGTGTTCTTCTTCTACCAACTCTATGCTCTTTATCCACTGAAATGGTAAAGATCTTACTCCAGGAACGTGTCCGTTTTCGTCAGTATATTCTGTAACAAATAATGTGTTCCCCGTTCCGGAAATCTCATCAAATCTTGCTGTAAACTGTCTAGTTCCGGACATCTTAAACCTATAGAGGTAACCTTTGAGTAATAGTTCTTCCATTATTGATTGTATAGTTTGTTATGTATGAATAAATGGTAAAATATCAATTTTCTATAGTGTTACAAAAAATACATAAACAAATCATTATACTAATACTTATAATAATGTCGGCGTTACGATTGGAATATGTGTGGATAGATAATGATTATCATCTACGTTCAAAAATAAAGGTAATACATAACCAGAGTATTGATACCATCAAGATGAAAGACATACCTGAATGGAACTACGACGGTAGTTCAACAAACCAAAGTTCCGGGTCTGATTCAGAAGTAATAATAAAACCAAGACGTATATTCTCGTCAAGAAACGATTTGTTTCATATGTTGGTGTTATGTGATACATATACCCCATTAGATAAACCATTAAAAACAAACAATCGTAATAATGCTACTGAAATATTTAATAAAAAAATTTATGCGGAACCGTGGTTTGGTATAGAACAAGAATATTTTATAATAGACCCAAATACAAATAAACCCTTGGGATATGACGAAAATAAAACACAAGGTCAGTATTATTGTAGCGTAGGCACTGAAAACGCGTTTGGACGTAAAATAGCAGAAGAACACTTATTAGAATGTATAAATTATGGGATTACTATATCAGGTATTAATGCAGAAGTAGCTCCAGGACAATGGGAATATCAAATAGGACCGTGTGAAGGAATAGAAGCGGGCGATAACTTATGGATGGCTCGTTATCTTCTACAAAAAATCGCAGAAAAACATAACGTAATCATAAATATAGATCCAAAACCATTGTCAGGTGATTGGAATGGGTCTGGATGCCATACTAATTACAGTACGAAACAAATGCGTGAAGGCAGTCATGTGAAGGATGGTTTATATTATATAATTAGTGCGATTGATAAATTATCAAAAAAGCACAACGAACATATGGAGGTATATGGTAGTGGAAATGAAAAACGAATGACAGGAGAACATGAAACTGCGTCATATGATAAGTTTACATCTGGAACAGCAAATAGAGGAGCATCTATACGAATAGGTAATGCTAATGTAAAGAATAAGAAGGGCTATTTCGAAGACAGACGTCCAAGTTCTAATTGTGACCCATATCTTGTAACCAGTAAAATATTTGAAACAACTATGCTATAGTTACACTACATACCAAATAAAAAATATATATACAATATATTTTTTATGATTTTACATCTGTAAGCTAATGCCAATAATATTATTTACTTTTTCTTTCTGATAACAACCTTCTTCTTAGCGGCTTGTGACTTTGTTTTTGTGCCTTCTCCAATCTGGATCTTTTCACGCTTTGTCTTGTACTTTGTGTATTCCTTTTCTAATGTATTTAGTTCGACCGTCCACATCTTTTCTACAGTTGTTTTCTTGAGAGTATCCAACTCTTGTTCGGTAGTTTCTTTTTCTTTCATAATGTTTGTAACATTTTCTTCAGTTACTGAATCCATAGGCATCTTGATGAGGTATTTAAAATCTCCGTCAATAGTTGCGTATTGCTTCTTTGTTAGAAGTTCTGTAACTTGTTCGGACTTCTTTCGCCTCAAATCAACAGTTCCAGCCAAAGTTTCTTGAATATACTTTGCTCTGTTGGATAGACGAACTAGTTTCTTCTCCATCTCTGCGATTAGATACGCCTTACGCTTGTGATACAGTCCAATACGAACACTATAGAAATCGTCAATAATCTCTTCCGGAGAAGAATACTTATGAAGTTTACATTCAGAGTTAAACATATGCATATTCGTAGTGCTTACTGTAGTGAATAACTTCAACAACTTTTCCACTCCATTACAATTATTTGCGTCAACTTCACCTTCTAGTTGTGCCAACTTTCCGCGAGGGAAAACCACAGTAAAGTCAACAGTAACTTCTGTAGAAATAGAGGTGAAGTCACGAAGTAATGGACTAGACTTCTTACCATTTTTATCAGTAACACCATCTACGAGTGATTCAAGGAAAGATGTATATGACATAGTCCACGTGCCTACTGGTAGTTCTGTAATACGCACCTTATCATCGGCAATCTTCTCATATACACCCTTGATTAGGTATTTTTGTTCGGCGATTTTACTTACAGTTCCCTTGAACCCTTCATAGTAAGGTAGGAATTCAACTGAACTGACATCCTTCTTAGACAGCTTATTCTTTAGGTATTCAATAATCGTGCTAGGATTGTAAGGAGCAATACTACACGAGAAACCTGTGCCAATACCTGAAATACCATTAATTAGTGCGAATGGAATAATAGGAACATAGTAATCGGGTTCTACAATTGTGCCATCGTCATTTTGATAATTCAACACTGAATCGTCTGCGTCAGGAAAGAGTGAGCGTGTGAGTGAGTTTAACATAGTAAAGATATATCTCTCTGACGCACTATCATCTCCACCGTGTAATCTGGTTCCAAACTGTCCGTTTGGTTCAAGCAGGTTGATGTTATTAGAACCTACAAAATTCTGTGCCATATTGACAATAGCACCATTCAAACTTGCTTCACCGTGATGATACGCACTATGCTCTGATACATATCCTGAAAATTGTGCTACTTTAATCTCAGATGTTAACTTACGCTTGAATGCTGAGAATAGAATCTTTCTAAGTGAAATCTTCAAACCATCAACCATATTAGGAATAGACCGAGCACAATCATATGTGCTGAAATGAATCATCTCTTGGTCGATAAACTGCTCGTATTGAACTGACGGGTTGCTTGTATCAAGATAGGAATCCTTATCATACTGCTCCAACCATTTCTTTCGGTCATCCGCTCTCTTCTTATTGAAAATCTTATCAATCGTATCATCACTATGTTGTCCGGAATAAACAAAGTCAACAACCTTTTTGTTTGCGAAGTATTCTTTGAATTCAGCCGATGTAGATGTTCCAAGACCCTTGAAATACTTTACCGTCCACCCAGTAGGAACTCCATTTTCAAATGTTTCCTTCCATTGGTTATACTCACCGTCATTGTAGAACAACTTGACTTGAGCGCCCTTTTTAGCACGAAGAATAGGTGTATTCATAAACGAGATGAACCCAGGTATCCTTACCAATGACGCCCATTCACTATGAAAGAGATTGATACAAAGTCCCTTGATGTGTGACCCATCTAAATCCTGGTCGGTCATATACATAATTTTACCATATCGCAAATACTTATTCACATCATCAATTGACTCATATTCCTTACCAGTTTCCAATCCTAGAATCTTTTTAATATCATTGATTTCTTTATTTTCACTAATTTTCTTAATTTGCTCTCCACGAACATTCAACAACTTACCTTTCAATGGATAAATACCAATCGTGTTTCTATCTTCACTTGACAATCCAGATACAATACCGGACATAGCACTCAGCCCCTCGCATAAAATAAGAACACAGTCCTTTGATTGTGAAGTTCCCCCCAAATTAGCATCGATGAAGTTAGCAATACCACGAACAGATTTCGTTTTAGAACCATCAGTTTTCTTAGCGAGTTTATTATCCTTT